ATCAGCATTTATTATACCAAATATGTAAGTAGGATAAGCCATTATACAGTTTTAACAGTATTAGATTTTAATTTTTCAAGATTACCTTTAATCTCATCTAGTTTATTTGATAATAAATTAGCTGGAAGTGATAATGTAACTAATGGTGTTCCTGGAGCTGTAGATACTACATTATCTAAAGAATTTAAAAATCCTATCATATTATCAAGAATTGATGTTAAAGTAGTAATTGTACTATCACCTAATAAAACAGATTCAGTAGCATTTTTAGAACCTAATAATACTTTACCTGATTGAATAATAAATGTAGGAGTATCAATATTAACAGATTCTATAGCATTTAAATTTATTGATTTAATAGAACTTAAAAGTAAATGATCTTTATTTGTGTTTAATACTATACGTCCTGAATTGTATATTAATTGAGGTCCATTAAATTTATCAATATCTTGTGGTGGATTATTAGAATAACTAAAGTAACTAATACTTGATGCTTTTAAAGGTATAGTTTGTGTACTAGTTAAATAAATAGAAGATAAATCATCATTAATATTTTCTACTATAGGTAAATAACCTGCTGTTTTATTTTCTTTTAATGGTTGACCATTTCTAATAATAATAATAGGATCTCCAGATTCACTAGGACCTTGAGACCAATTATTTAATCCAACAATAGTAGGAGATTTTGTTTTAATAGTACTACCAAAACGAATACTATTACCCCATCTACCTTCATAAATTATATCACCTTCATAAGGTATTAATGAATGAATATAGCCACGTTCTTGAAAAGTATTACCAAGATTAAGTTTAGTATACTGGTTAGTTACAGTTTTAAAACTACCTAACTCAGCCATTGTATATGTTTTTTGTTGTGAAGGAGGAGGTATATTAGAATTAATAGGATAAGCATTATGATTTGCTGTATTCCATAATCCTATGATATTAATATAGTAACTATTAGTACTATTTGTTACATTTCCTATTCCTGTATCTGGGGCAGAAATAATATAAACAATTTCACCTATTAATGGATATGCTTTATTATTAGATAATATAGGCCTAGCTAATGGTAAATTAAATGAATCTTGACCACTTGGGTTTAATACAGAATCATAAGCTACAGTACCTATACCTTGCCATCTTCCTGCTTTTTCAAAAAGTTTATGATCAGAATCTAATACTATATCTACAACACGATAAGCAGATACTGTATTAGTATTAAATAAAGAATTACCTATAGTGTAATTTTTATTACTAATTTCAATAAAAGCTCCTTGTCCTTCTTTTCCTTTAACTGGCATCTTTACTTATTTTATCAATTTCAGCTAATAATTGTTGTTTTTCTTCTTCAGAAATACCGAAACCTCCATCGTTTGATGTAGTGTTAGTTAAAGCACGTTGTATAATAGTTGCCATTTTAATTAATTGTTCATCATTCTTAACACTTATTTCTAAGTATTCTTTAATTAAAGGAACAATTAAAGTTGCGTCTCCAATATCATTAATTAATGGTTTTAATTCACCTATTAATGTTGATATTTGTTTTTCTTTTTTCTTTTGATTATCGTATATCTCGTTTAAGATATCAGAGAATTTTTTACTTCCAAAAACAACTGAATCTAAATTACTCATAAATTTTATTTATAAATATATTAGTTAAAAATTTGTATATCCGTTTTCTAAGTAAAATAGGTAATGTTTTTTAAAGATATCACCTAATTTATCAGCTATTTTGGTTATTTTAGGTGTTTTTACATCAATCATTTCACGAATGTAGATATATAATGCTTTTTTATTAAATACATCTAAATTTTCTCGTTTACGAAATATTTCAATAATTGAATCTGCTATTTTAGCATCATTTTCTTTAGGAAATAATTTATTTAAATTATTAGTGCAATATTCAATATATTGGTCTAAAAATTCATTTAATTGTTCATTATTAGGTACATCATCTAATTCATATGAAAAATTTTCATCTTGTTCAATATCTGAAATAGGGGCTTTATCTACTCGTTTTTTATAGTTTTTAGTATTAGATATAATTAGATATCGTTTTACTATAGTACCAAAATATGAATAAGCTTTATATCCTTTACTTTGATCAAATAAATGAATTTTACTTAATAAAAAAGTAATCAATTCATGTTGTAAATCTTCAATATTATCTACTTCTGTATAATAAAATTTAAAAGTATGTATAATGTTTTCTGTTAATTTAAAGAAAGCATAGTGAATTTTTCTATTATAAATTCTATCTTTCTCATCAAAATCAGTAGCGTTATTATAAGCTACAATTGCATCTTCAGTTTCCTGAGTGAAATAAGGCCCTGATTTTTTATTTTTAGGGTAATTACTACTGTTTATTATTGAACTCATTTAACTTATCTTGTAATTGTTTAACTTCTTTAAAAAAGAAACCAATTTCATCATCCGCCTCAAATGAACCTCTATGGTCTATTTGGGTTAATCGATGATTAATATAAGTAATAGTTTCTTTAATTTTACCAATAAATTCGTTCTGAGATAATATAATATCCTCAGCTTTCTCATTCTTAACTAAAAGGTTGTAGGTCGTAAACCCTAGGATTACGACCAATACAATTAAAATACCGTATATCATTTTTTATTCATCGAAGAAATTCGACATCACATTTTTCAAACCTTCACTTTTAACACTACCTAATGCTTTAGTTTTTACTGGTTCTTTTTTAGCTGATTTATTTAATGAAAAACTTTTTTCTTCTTTAGCTGGTTTTTCTGATAATAATTTAGGTAACCATTCTCTTTCAAATTCAACTCTAGCAGCTAATAAGTCAGCTTGATGAACTATATAGATTAATGAAGTACGAGGTTTAGTTTCTGGCATCCAGTTCATTAAATATGGTTTATTAGCATCATCATATAAACCATCATGTAATTTAATAGCTAACATTTCATTTTTAGTCACTGGAATGCCTAATTCAGATAATAGATATAATCCTCTATCAGGTACAGACATAAATTCTAAACGATCATTAAACATATAAGGTTCGTTTAATTTTTCTCTTCTCCATTGATCAGTTTGAGGTAAATAAGCTTCTTGTTCAAAAGTACCAAATTTACCTAAGTCATGATTCATAGCTGCGAATACTAATTCTTCAATAGTATAAGTTTCAACCATTTCAAATTCACTCCATACGTTATGTAATTTTAGAGCAGCTTTAATTACTCTATTTACGTGGTCTATGTAACCACCAGGAAAACAATTATGATATTGAGGCTTATGAGCAGCGGGCATCATCATAAAACGTTCATTATATTTTTCATAGAACGCTTTTAGTTTTACTCCTCTATCACCCATTATATAAAGATCAATATAACCTAAAAATTCTTCCCAGTTTAATAATATTTTTTCTGGTGTAAGCATATTTTAATTTAATTTATTAATTTCGTTTGGTGAAATCGGTTCTATACTAATAAATGCTTTAATCTGTTCAGTTAAATCTTTAGTATTATCAACCAGTGTTTCAAATTCTTCTCTAGTACCTTGTCTCTTCAGAACAAATACCATTTTCGTTAAGTTAGATTCTATCTGTTCTAACTTACGGTTTATAGTTTCTCTATTTCTCATATATGTTTATTATTACCTACCCTTTTTATTCTCTAGGTCCTTTATCTCTTCTCTCATCTTTCTCATTTAATACTTAACCCGTATTAAAAATATAAGGTTATTTATTTGGAGAGCCAAACTTAAGAATAGATTTTTTTACTTCTGTTTCAATGGATTTTAAAACAGTACAATATTCATATAATTCTCGGTCTTCAAAGTATTTTAAACACAAGTTTAATGAAGTCAACAACGTATCATCAGACTCAAGAATAATGTAATATAGGTGGGATAAGTCGGTTATATCAAGTTTTACTATGTAACTATATGCTATATTATAAGTTAAATATTCAACTGATTGTTTTACTTTTTCTTTATTAATATCATCGGTATCTTCCATAGAAGATAACAAATTACTCATAAATGTTGAATAACCATTATTATAATTATAAATTAATTTTTTGAACATACCAATCCAATATTGAGGAGTATCTCTTAATTCTTTAATTTTTTCTTGATACTCCTCATCATTGAATGAGTTAAATATTTTATTAATATCCATTTACCTGATATGTAATAAAAGTTGTTTAGGAATCCAAGTTTAAATTGAATTACTTGTAAGGAGTGTATACTGGTTTTCCGTTCACTCTAGTACAACGTAATACTTGTTTTCTTTGTTTACCATTTGATTCCCAACTAACATGAACCCAATCTGGGTTAGCGTCAGTACCATATTCGTAAATTAATTGGTCAAATACTAAATTGTCTTTAATATAATCAAAAACCATTTTATTAGTAACACCTGTGCCTCTTCCATCTTGATCTAAATCAGCAGCTTCACCTGAGCAATGTTGTGATGTAGCACTTGAACCTGGTGTAGCATCATTTAATGCTTTAGAACGATAACCTGAAGAAACAAAAATAGGTTTTCCAAAATGTTCACGTACTTTATCTAGTACATTTACTGCTAATAATTTTAAACACTCTAAGTGTTCAGGAGTTGGATCATTTTTGATACCTAAACGTTTTGCTGTTGCTGAAGGAGTTAATTCAGCTAATGTGAAATACTTTGATAGTTGCATAATTTTTTAATCTAGTTATTTAATAATAAATATTTTAAGGTAACCTTTGTATAGCGTTTTGAAGTGCTTTTTTTAAAGCAATTGATATAGTAGTATTATTAAATGGTACTTCATTATTTTCTAATTCAATAAATAAAGACCTAACATCAGTTTCAGCTTCTCCTAAACCTTCATACACTATTCCTTTATAAGTTACTTTTAAATTAATTTGAGTAACTTGAGATATTGACGAGGCACCTATAATACGAATAGTGGTTTTAGGAGCTCCTATAGAATATACTTCTATATCAACAGCATTAGAAGAATCAGCCAGACAATATTTTTCCGATAATAACTCTTCAGATATTTGTTTTATACCGAATTTAATATTTCGGCTATTTAATTCTTTAAATTTTTTATTTACAGTTATTTGATTAACGTAAACACAATCGTTTGCTAATAAAGTAAACGGAAGTAATAAGAATAAAAAGATTAATATATGTTTCATATTTAAAATGTTGTATTACCGCTATAACCTGGTGATATAATATAATAATTACTACTTCCACCATTTGTAGGATTAGAAATAGTGATTGAGGATACACCAGGATAAGTTAATTTTAGGTTTGAATTATTAGATTTAATTGTATTATATTCTGTAGGAGTAAATAGTCTAGCGTTAAAAGAATTTATCCAATTTTCAAATCTACCTTGTTTTCTAGCTCCTATATAATAAGCATCAGATATTGTAATTTTTCCATCTCCATTTACATCATGTAAATAATAATGTGAACCATTAAGTGGAGTAATACCATTAATAACTTTAAGAGTATTAGTTATATCATCATTATTTAAATTAGATAAAGGATTAGGTACATCTATTTGAATATAAAATTCATAAGAAGAAACACTTAAATTTGTATTAAATGAATAATATCCTAAATTATTAGTATTAACAGTAGAAGTTAAAGTCCAAGGACCAGGAGATGATTCACTTACTGAGGTAGATGAACCATCTGTAGTGAATTGTCTCCATACAACTAATTGGGTATTAGGTTGGTTTTTTATAAAATATAAGTCGTAAATAGTATTAATACCTTGCTGGTTATAATTAGAGTTACCTTCATATCTCACTCTAAAAACATCTCCCCAATATGGATCAGTATAAAACTCTGTACTAGTATAAGACATATTATTGTCTGTACTACTATTACTTACAGATCCTATATGTAGTGTAGGCGCGTTAGGATTTGAAGCAGTACCACTATATCCCGAGCTACTATTAGTTCCAAATGTAAACCATGAGTTAGCATTTATATGACCACTAGAATAAGTAGTACCTAAAAAAGAAGGGGTAAATCCTAAAGGAAATGTTATAATTACTGATCCTTCGTCTGAATTAAGTGATGAAAATAAAACAGATGTTCCTCTATTTCTATTAGCGGGGATATTAGAAGTAAATGGTGTTATAGTAGCTGATCCTGCTGATGTAGTGATTGTGAAAGCATTAGTTGTACTATAATTATATGTTGTACTATTATTTGGAGTACCACTATATGTGTTTTTAGTTATCCAAGCTGAACCGTTTGATACACCAAATTGTTCAGAATTTTGAACAACAGCAGCTACATTTGAGGTTCTTGAGTATAATTTTATAGGAATATTTAATGCTCCTGAATTATTAGCATTATAAATGTAACCTGAATATGTAAACGTTTGAGCTAACATATTTAAAGGTAATAATAATAGTATTAACAAATATCTCATAACATTATTTTCCCACCAGTTAATATCTGGTAATTTAATACACTTTTATTTAATTCATACACTCCTGAAAAACTAATATTAAATTTAAATGTTTTAGTTACTTTAAAATCCCAAGAACTAAAGGGTACTAATAAAAAACCACTATTCCACCATCTACCATCATAAAATTGAGTGAATGGTGAATAAACACTTAATATTAATAAGTTACCTGTTATATTTTTATTTATAGGAAATAAGTAAAAACCTCCTAATACAGATGATAAATTTTGAAATCCTTTAGTACCTATTTTTCCTAAAGTAAAATTAACACCTCCCATAGCTGAAAATCTACCAAATCGATAAGATTCTATAGCTGTGGTAGTATTAAATATATCATAATCTTTATTAACTAAACTTGAGTTAGCAAATATTAAAGTAGATTTTTTCTTAGTTAAAGCTGTATAAAATGTAAGGTTAGAGTTATTAAGTTGGGTTGTGAAGTTAAATAAAAAACCTTTAGCAAATGTATTTTTATAATTTGACTTAGTCATACTAGCAGTCATTCTTAAATTATTTGTATTATCATTTCTATTATTAGTAACAACAATATCTCCGGTTCCTATTAAACTACCAGTATTTGTTTTTGATTCTTTAGCTTTACTTTTTTCACCATTTCCATTTGAACTTCCTCCTTCACTTGACGTACCTTCAATAGCATTACTAACTGAACCTCCTGTATTATCTGATCCACCATCTTCAGTTGTTGAAGTAGATGTAGGTTCTTCTATTGTAGATTCATTTGTTTTTTCTCCATCTAATTTTTTACCTGAAGATACACTAGATGAAGATGTAGGAGAAGATACAGAGGGAGCTGAGGGTATAGGGATAGCTGTAGCTAGACTTGAACCTACAGATGTAGCTACTGAAGTAATATTAGTTAATGTAGATATAATATTATTAGTTATAGTTAAATTAGTTGAAGTGACAATAGCTGTTGTAGCGGCTTCACAAGGACTAGAAGTATTTTGTTTAGCTACTCCATTAATCCAAGTCTCAAGATCACCATTATTAATTTGGTTATAATTAAAAGATTGAACATTACCTAAATAATTAACAGTAATTGATTGATTATCTTGAAAAGTAAGATTTTTAGTTTTTCCTGTACAAGGATCATTATATGAATAATTTACAGTACTTTGACCTAATACAGCTAAAGGCAGTAATAAAACTAATAGTACTATAAATTTTTTCATTGTGGAAATACACCTTTTTTAATAAGTTTACTTACAATACGAGATGAAGCTGTTTCAAGTGATTTTTTAGTAGTAATACCAATTGTTGATTGATTAAATTTAACCTCATCAATATCACCTAACATAGTGGATTCTTTGATAGTAACTGCTTCTCCTAAACCAGATCCTACAATTACTTCTCCAGATTCAGCATCTACAAATCTAACTTGTAAACCTAATGTAGTAGTTTGGTCTATTCTAGAATAACTTTTACCTTTTTGAATATCAAATATTTCATTTTCAGAAACTGAAAAATCATATACTTCAATATAAACAAAATAACGAGCTAATTTAATTTTTCCTTTACCATCTATTTTATTTTCAGTAAATCCTTTATTAGAAGCTTTAAATTGAGTAATCATTTTTTCCTTTATTTCAGCTTTATCTTCAGTAAATTCAAAACGATTAGTATATTCTAAATATTCAAGTACAATATTAGTAACACCTAAACCTACTCTCTTATCTTTTAACTCAGGATAAGATTCATATAATTCTTCGTTAATTCCAATTTTTAAGATTTGAATAGGGATAACAGGTCCATTATAATCAGCTACTAATTCAATAGATTGTTTCTTTTCAAAATCAGCCTGATATTTTTCAGTTTTAACACTACCCACTTGAGCATTTGCATTTATAGCAAATGTAGTGAGTAGCATTAATCCTAATACCGCGATAATGAAATGTTTATATTTATTCCAAAAATTTTTCATTACCAAGGTTCTTCTTCTTTTTCTTTTTTTTCTTCTTTTTTAGTTTCAACAGGTACTACTTTTTCAACTGTTTTTTCACGTATAACAGTTGTAGGTGCCGGTGTTGGAGCTGATTGTTGTTGAGTAATATTAATAACTGGAGCCGCTTGTTGAACAGGTATAGGAGTAGTTTCTTCACCACCACCAAATAAAGTTGTTCCTACCCAAGCTCCTCCTGCTGTAACTACAGTAGCTAAGGTCCCGATTATTGTCTTTTTTAATCCAGACCAAGTTGTTTCTTGTGTTTCTTCTGACATATTATTGTTAGTTTATAGTGTTTGATAATGATTGACCGTCTTCTTCGTCTACTTTTTGTATTAACATTTTATCTCTATCTTCAGAGTTAAACCAATAGTCTACTACTTTATTTAAGTTACCTACAAAGGCACCTAAAAGAATAAGTAACATTTCTTTCCAAGATTCTTGAATAGCTACATTTAAAAATACAGCCATGTTAATACCAAAAATTATAAAGAAAAATAAAAATAAAACAATACCTGTTATTTTCCAACGATTGTTTTGCATTTGTTGTAACATAAAGTAGAAACGATTTTTATCATCTACTTTTTGAAATGGAGTTTCTCCAAATCCTAAGACTTCTTTTAATTTTGCCATGTTTTAATTTATTAGTTTAAAATTGTTTTATTTGATATAACTTTACCATTATTTTCTAATACAGCTAAATAAGTACCAGGTCCCATAGTATCTAAATTAACTGAATATTGATAAGAACCTGCTGGTACTTTTCCTTTTAAAATTTCTTTTCTTACTCTACCATTCATGTCTACTATAGCTACTGTAGTAATACCGTCTACAGGTATATTAAACTGTATAGTAACAATTCCTCCTGTTGGGTTAGGGAATACGTTTATAGTAGTTTCATTTGGGTTAAACGCAACTGTATTTAATACTCTTTGAATTTGAATAACACCATTAGTAGGTCTTATATTCAAATCAGAGGCATTAGCATTACCTACATATTTTTGAGAAACATATAATGGACTTAATTCCCACTCACTTTTAGGTTTTTTAGCTGTAAATTGTAAAGTAACTACTTGTTCATTATTTTTTAAATTAAATTTATTATTAGACATATCTATACCACCCCATTCCACTACACCATCATTAGTATTTAAGAATGATAACCAAGTCATAGGTTTTTCATCAGCAAATAAACCTTTAAATTCTAATAGATTTTGATCATATTTTAATGCTAATTGTAATGAACCTAAATCTTGATTAGTATAAACTTTAACTGGAATATTAATTAAATTACCTTCAATAACATTTAAACTAGGTAAATTAATTTCTATTTCATCTAAACTAGCATAATATTCTACTGTTTGATCTATAATATAATTAGGAGCATTATTTGGATTTAATATTTTAATAGGTATTAATCTAGCCATCTTAAAACCAGTACCATTAGCATCTCCTAACCCAGCTACATAATATGTTACTACTGAAGTACCATTTATATAATATTCAAAATTAGTAACACCTGGTATAGTTGATTTTAAACTTATAGGTGAACTATTAATTAAACCGTACTCGGTTGAAGTGAAAAATTTAACATCTGGAGTATTATTAGGCCATACTGAGAATCTACCTGCTATTCTACCAAATATAGAATAAACATCAGAAATAGTTATAGTATTTGAGTTATTAACATCAGCTGTATAAAAATCAAATCCTGAAGGAGTAGCTGTACCTAATACAAATTGGTTTACTTTTTGAGCATCAGCTACTGAAATAATTTTACCTACATTCATTGTGTCACCTTGGACTGCAAATTTAACATCCCAAAATGTAGTATCAATAATAGGATTAATAGCTATAATACCATCTAAACCAGAAGCATAAGTTCCAACTGTAGTCCAAGTAGATCCAGTTTTAGGTTTTTTAGATAATTTAACAGTAACATTTTTAGCACCTGTACCTGTTACATTAGTAAATGTAGAAGTGAATAAAAATGAAGGTCTTACAAAATTACCACCATAACTATATAAATTTAATGTTGTATCTATACCTGTATTTTTAGAAGCAAAAGCAGGAAATGTTTGAACACCAGTTACAGTTAAAGGAGAAATATTAGTTAAATTATTAAATGTAGAGGCTTCAGCGTGTGTGAATGTAATAGCTATTAATTCACTATTAACATAATTAAAATTTGCGTTAGAACCGATATAAACCAAAGTTATAGTAATATAACCATCAGTTGTATTAACGTTGTATTGAAGATTTTGATCAGTGTTAGGATATTTTAAAGCGACTGTAGGAGCAGCACCATTAAATGCTACTTTATCATAAAATACTCTAAACTGCATACCTGTCACTAAAGTATTAGTAGTATTAGTATAATACACACTAGCTTCTGTAGAAGGATTTAATGAATTCCCAACTGTGTAATTAGTATCAATTAATACATAAATACCATTTCCTGGAGCAGGTAATGTTTTAGCACTTACTAAAATAGTAGGAATAAAAAAAAGAAAAAGAAAAAGAAGTTTTTTCATAGGTGTCGTTAAATATTTTAAGTTAATACAACTAATTAACGACAACCTAATTTATAATAAATATTAGTACCCTAGGAGAGATTCGAACTCTCATGCCGAAGCCATGGCTTCTAAGACCATTATGTCTACCAATTCCAACACCAGGGTATAGTACTCAGGGCGGGAATCGAACCCGCACTCCGAAGAACAGGATTTTAAGTCCTGCGTGTCTACCAGTTCCACCACCTAAGCAAAATATAAGTACCGAGAAACAGATTCGAACTGTTGACCTCAGGGGTATGAATCCTGCGCTCTAGCCACCTGAGCTACCTCGGCATTTAAGAGCAAGTAGTCAGAATCGAACTGACATCTGAAAATTGGAAGTCTCCAACACTAACCGTTGTGCTATACTTGCATGAGTGTAGTTAGGGCTGCAGACCCTTGAGGTACCTACATATTTTAATCCTCTTTGAGCAAAATATGAGGCTCGAACTCACAACCTTTGCCTTGGCAAGGCAACGCTCTACCAATTGAGCTAATTTTGCTTATATGTAGTTCCATCCTGATTCGAACAGGAAATCCTTGATTCGTAGTCAAGAGGTTTATCCGTTAGCCTATAGAACTATATGTACTGCGTACGGGGATCGAACCCGTGATCTTTGGGTTGAAAACCCAACGATTTAACCTGCTAATCTAACGCAGCATAATATTGATGATAATTGACTTTATCAGGTATCTGGGATCCGTATTTCTACGACGCTTCACACACCATTAGAGAGCCGAGTATTTCTACTTATCCTTAGTGTGTACCCTTGCGACACGTCTCTCCACGTTTATCAATCTACGCATTGTATCATCAATTTGTAGCGGGGGCGGGAATCGAACCCGCGACCTCAAGGTTATGAGCCTTGCGAGCTACCTCTGCTACTACCCCGCAATTTCTTTATACTTAAATATAAGTAGGATTTACTGGAGAGCCAAACCTACTTATACTCTTTTTATTTTACTAATGTATCAGCTACATATGAAGCCATAACAGCATATGGTTTTATTCTTACTTTGAAACCCATTCCTTCAACATAACCCATAGCTGATCTTAATACTTGATTTGATTTGTATTTTGGATCTGGGTTTAAATCTAAGTCAATAAATACTGTTCTATCAATATCGTTTGAACGTAAGTATGTCGCAATCTCTAATGATAACTCAACTTCACCCCATAAACGAGTGAATCTATCTCTGATTAAGGCTTTTGTATCTTTAGCATATAATACATGACCACCTTTACCTTTAGCATATAAAACAACTACTACTCCATAACGAGTATCTCTTTTAGCGTTTTGAGAATCACAACCAATGTATATTTCATGGTTAGGATGAGTTGTTAAATAATCTTTAACATATGATACTAAGTTTACTACTTGGTTATCACTTAATTTGCGGAACTCCATTTGATTCTCCTTTCTTGTTTGTTTATAAATATTAATTCATGCGGAAGTTGCAGGTAACGATCCTGCCCTGGTGTTACCCAGACCTCGGTTTAGCAAACCGGTACCATACCTCTCGGTCAAACTTCCATTTTGAGGGCGTAACAGGATTCAAACCTGTGTATACTATTTTGCAGACAGTTGCCTAAATCACTCGACCATACGCCCATTTTAGGTGTCTATTGGGATTCGAACCCAAACCAACAAGGTCACAACCTGTCGTGCTAACCATTAACACCATAAACACAGCGGAAGAAGCAGGACTCGAACCTGCACACCAGTTTCCCGATACCGGTTTTCAAGACCGGGGCGATACCAATTACGCTTTATCCTTCCAAATAATACTTAGCCTATGAATTCTCTTCATACGTGTGGGCAAGGCTTGGTACTTTCGTATCCGCTCTTAGCTAAGTATTGTTCTCGGTGATAGAATCGAACTACCATTCTAGGCTTCAAAAACCTGTGTCCTGCCCTTAGACGAACCGAGAATAAAATGTTGTAGAGTAGACGGGACTCGAACCCATAACCTCTTGGTCCCAAACCAAGTAATCTAACCAATTGATATACTACTCTATATCGTATGTACTCCTAACAAGAATCGAACTTGTATCTGGGGTTTAGAAAACCCTTATTCTATCCGTTGAACTATAGGAGCAAATGTTGTTATACCGGGACTCGAACCTGGAACCTTTCGCGTATCAGGCGAATGCTCTAACCATTGAGCTATATAACAATATGTGGTGCAGGTAGGACTCGAACCTACAAGCCGATAAAGGACTGGTTTTACAGACCAGCGAACCAACCAATTGTTCAACTACACCATAGTTGCTGTCCTGGAGAATATCGAAATCTCGACCTTACGATTAACAGTCGTTTGCTCTGCCTCTGAGCTACAGGACATTATTTATTTAATAGTGCGGCGAGGATGGGATTCGAACCCATAAATTACAATATCCAAAATTGTTGTTTTTCCGAAGTAACTCTTCAAGTGACTACTTTTACAAGAAAATATTTCGAAGAGAAAGAAGTGTTTAAACTTCCTCGCCGCATTATTATCACGTGGATCTACCCGGCTTCGAACCGGGGACTGAAGCTTGCAAAACTACTGTGTTAGCCATCTATACCATAAACCCATAATTGCATGCCCTAAAGGAATCGAACCTCTAACCTTTGGTTTTGGAGACCACTGCTCTACCTGATTGAGCTAAGGACACGTAATAATAAAATCAATATTTCAAAGATCTAATAGTGCGGTAGATAGGACTCGAACCTATATAACTGGATTTTCAGTCCAGCGCCTTGACCATCTTGGCAACTAACGCGTTTTGCTCTCTTCTCTGGATTAACGGACCAGATGCTATATCGGGAGTGAGAGCAAACTCCGTAGTTCCTATAGGAGTCGAACCTATGACCTTCACCGTGTAAAGATGTTGCTCTAAACCTGCTGAGCTAAGGAACTATATTGAGCTTCTTGCCGGAATCGAACCAGCCACCTTCTCATTACAAGTGAGTTGTTCTACCTACTGAACTAAAGAAGCATATATAAATGTGGACCCTATAGGAATCGAACCTATGACCGTCTCGTTATGAGCGAGCTACTCTAACCGTCTGAGCTAAGAGTCCAAATTAAGCGGCCCATACGGGAATTGAACCCGTTTCGCACGGCGTGACAAGCCGGCATCCTTCGCCTGTGGACCTATGGGCCATATTTTTATTTCAATGAACTATTCATTTTAGTACGCCCGGTGGGACTCGAACCCACGACCCCCTGATTAAAAGTCAGGTGCATCTACCTTCTGAGCTACGAGCGCTTCTAGCTATTTTATTTTGCTTGAAGCGCCCAACCTAGGGGTACTGTCAAGCTTCGAGCTTATCGCTCTTGTCACTATCCTTCATTTTCAATCAATTCAATTTGTTTTAAACTATCTAATTGTATTGGTGTTCTACCAACTGTTATTTGTAAAGGCCAACCTAAAAATTCATTTGATCCAATATAAGTAACTTCACCAACTATATCTGCTTTTATTTTTCCATGGTTAACACCATAGTTAACTTCAACACAATCTTTTACTCTTACTTTTTTTCCTACTATGTGTTGTAACTCTTGCATTTTATTTGTTTTTAATATCTTCTCTAAAATCTAAAAATATATATATATTGCACCAAAAACTATTGAGACTAAAAAGCAACCTATTATAAATGTGTTTATATCCATTGTAATTAATCTTCTATTTTTTTATATTTTTGTTTACGAGTATATTTTTTCCTGTTCTTGAAGATTTTGTTCTTCGAGGCATTCCAAATATCTTGCATTGTTACTTCTATCTTTTTCATTTTCTTAATTTCTTATTATATCTAAATATAACATCATCTTCTTGGGAGGCCAAACATTTTGTAACAAAAATACATAAAAGAAGCCCTGATTTTTTAGGTCAGGGCTTAAATATTTTATTTTATATTTACCAACTTTTACCAAACACCCTGACTGTTTTTAATACGATAAAAGCCGCAATCCTTCGCCCATTCTTGGCTAACCGGATTTAACGAAATCGTATTTATATGTCTAAGTGTCATTTGAATTTGTCTTTAATTTTTATGTTTATAATAAATATATGTAAAATATTTGAAATTGCCAAACTTAAGAAATCTTTTTTACTGTCCATTCTGCTGGATTCGAACCAGCTTACTCGTCTCATATTCGGATCAGCGCTAACCAGGCGATATAAGAGTCAAAGTGTTTTACCACATAACACTAAGAATGAAGTTGTAGTCAGGGTAGGAATCGAACCTACCACCTTTGTCTTTTGTCACTAAATAGCAACTCACCAACGCGCTACGCACTGCGCCACCTGACTATCTATATACTTGTCCTAATTCTGTAATAACTTGTTTAGCTTTACTTAATTCAACTTCAAAAAATTCTCTATTAGAAGCAAATCTATATGTTTCTAATGCTCTATGAACTTCTTTTTCTAACAATTCAGAATCAAAACAATTAAATGCCCACTCAACTCTAAACGGGACAGGAACTCCTGTTGCTCTAGATATTTCTCTAGCTCTTTCATCCACGTTATTTTTAGTATGTCCTATTTTATACAAACCAGGAATTGTTTTATTTGATAAAATATAAATCCACCCATTATACTCTCCTACTCTCCAATGTTGAACAGGTCTATTTGTATAATATTTAATATAATCCCATCCGTCTCCTTCTGGGATTAAAGTATAAAAATAAGCATTCTCTAATTCTCTAGAATTATGATTAGTGACCGGGATAAGATTTTTAGCCTCATCCTCAGTTATCTTAATTAATGATTGTTTATTTACTTTATAACTTGACATACTTTTAAATAAATATGTAACAGCCCTTAAGCCATTACATAATTGTGAGCAATTGAATATAATTTAGAATTCAATTCCATATCCTTATTAAAGTTCTTGATCTTACGAGCCTTACGAGACTTAACACCATATTGATAATCGAACATACCATGTGTTAACTTCTCTTGAACTGTATTGAACACTAACCATAAATTCATACCAGCATCTTCTGGTCTAGTTGGCTGAACTAAATCGTTCAAATCAATTTTGATTGTTTTCAATTCATCCTCAGTGAAACGAGTTGTTAATGCTAATTTAGCAAACTCTAAAACTTGATCTTGTGATAAAACAGTTTCCTTAAACTTGTTCATTGAATCAACAGTCAATGGTAATTTTTCAACCATTGTATTGATAACCTTTTGTAATTCCTCAAAATCATAACCATAATGACGAATTTTCAAGTTATCAAATTCTTGAGTTGAAATTACTAAACCATTTTCACAAACCATCCTAAACAATCCAGCTGTGAAAGTAAAAGCATTTTTACCATCATGTGAATTAGTTAATAAAATTTGTGGAAACACATCATCACCATCAGAACCATTAATAATGATTTCCGGGTTTCTAAATACCACTAAATGTTTTTGAAAACCTACCCCTTTACGAGCCTTAACTTGTTTAGCATCAACAACACCCCAACCTAATAAAGCCATATCATCTATGATCTTCTCAGTTGAAATGTGTGCATACTTTTCAGAGGTATCAGGTGATCCCTTTTCAGTAAAAATTGAATTTGCTCTTTTTTTAATTTCGGACTTGTCCAAAAATTCCATGTTTTTAATATCTAACATAACCTTTATTTTTTTAATTTATCTTATTTAACATCTTAAATATAACAAAGATATTTCGGAGAGCCAAACTGCTCGCCCCTCTCCTACATATTCTCCTCTATATATACGAGAACCGGAGTATTAGACAATTGACAGAAAAAACGTTGATTTTGATAATCAAACATTCGATAAAACATCATTGCGTTATCATCCAAATTATCAATACTATTAATAAATTTTAACTTTTCAGTAACATACCCATGTTCATCACTATAATTATCTTTCCAAATTGAGGTAGCAATTTGCTTCATTTCCTCAAAAATCGCGTTACTTGGTGTTTCCATATTTTAATATTTATTTTTTGGGGTTATATTCTTCAATAAGACTTATTGTAATATAAATAAAAGCAACTAACCAACCTAATGCTGCTGGTGTATTATTATCTGCAATTCCTAATACTGTGCAAATCCCGGCTAATACTAGAGTTATTATATTTAATATTTTCATTTTCATATATCTTTTATTTATCTGAATATAATAAGGGTATCTTGGAGAGCCAAACTAGTATATAAATATATACTTGCATCGACACAAAAAGGTATAACTCTCGGTTTTTTTCGGCCTTTAACCGGTTATACCAAATGGGCTATATGGACTTGCGCATTATGTTAGGTATATATTACTGTGGTTTATATGCGGGTTAAGTGCGGGATAATTTGATGTTAATATGCGGGATTTGGTTGGGATAGGTAGGTTGATGGGTTGTGGACTGTTCATATATAAATATATACGAGATCGATGTGAAAGGTTATTTACTTGCTCTTCTTACATCAAATTTTTCAGAATAACACCGTACGCATCGATGGATATCAACGCACGTATTTCCCACGTACCATACCCGTACATATATAGTACACCGTACACACACAGTAGGGGATGCAGGGCCATGAATTACTTGACTAGCAAGTCAATCATACAAAAAGGGATCCGGGAGATATGAAAACCGGGATCCCACTTAAATCTAATTCTACGCAGCTACCACCAGGGCCCTATGAATTAGTAACGGTATCATCTCGTAGTCAGGACAGGAATCGAACCTGTTGTCTCCCATTTGGGTGCCTACTCCACTTAACGTGTTTCGGACTTGGTGCGTCTCCAATACGCCACCTGACTATATTTTAGAAGAATACTTTAATAACTACAACTAGTAAAACTAAACTTATTACAAGTGCAACTGAAACAGCAGTAAGATAAATCTCAACTGGGTGCATTTTACTTAGTATG